AATATGCGTACACGAGTTCGTGGAAATTTATTAATTAGAATTAAAATTGAAGTTCCAAGAAATTTAACAAAACAACAACTAGAAAAAATACAAGAAATTAAAGATGGAATTTAAACTTGGGCCGCACGAGTCACTTGTAGAAAAAAGTACTCCTTGGAATTTTTCTACAGATGGTGATGCTGAACAATTAGAAAAAGACATGATCGATTTCATGATTTCAGCTAAAGGTATTGGATTGGCTGCAAATCAAATAGGAATGACTAAGCAGGTGTTCATTATCGGTAGTAACAACATCCCGGGATTTCCGATGCCGTTTGCAGTTTTTAATCCAAAGATTATTAATGTTAGTGAAGACGTAGCATTAGATCAAGAAGGATGTCTTAGTTATCCTGACCTATGGTTAGCTATTAAACGTCCGACAAAAATACAAGTTGAATATCAGAATAGTAAAGGCGATATCATCGAAGCTGAGATGGATGGATTAGTTTCCAGATGTTTTCAGCACGAGTTTGATCACCTGAACGGCATTTGTTTTGTTGACAAAGTATCACAAATGAAGTTAAACTTAGCTATGAAGCGCATTAGGAAAAGGAAATAATGATCGAACCGAGCCAAAATTTACAAATTGTTTTTGAAAATTCAGTGAATGTTGCCAAGCAACACGACCATGAATATGTTACAATTGAACACCTGTTGTACGGAATAATGTGCGACCAACCTTCTTTTGAGATGATTGAACAGTTTGGTGGGGATTCTAATTTTATTAAAACTAACTTAGAACACTATCTTAAAAATAATCTTAATGATATTAAAAATACCGCTATCGATAAGCCGAGAAAAACCCATGCGGTTGAGCGTGTATTAAATCGTTGCTTTACACAGGTATTATTCAGCGGCAGACAGCGTATCGAAATTGCCGATGTTATTATCGGTATACTCGGAGAAAAGAATTCATTCGCATTTTATTTCCTAACTAAAGGCGGTCTAGTTAAAGAAAAGTTTGTTAAATTTTTCCAAGAACAGATCGCAGATGAAGAAAATGAAACTGAACATGCTATTGTTACTCCGTCTCAATTAGATCGTGTGCTAAACACCTATTGTACTAATTTAAGCCTTGCAGCTAAACAGCGTAAAATTGATCCTGTTATTGGAAGAGACGACGAACTAGAAAAAATACAGCTTATCATTGCACGTAGAAATAAAGCCAACGTATTGTTAGTTGGTGATCCTGGTGTTGGTAAAACTGCGATTGCTGAAGGGCTTGCTCGTAAAATATTTGAAAAGAAAGTTCCTAAGTTTATTCAAGATCATAGTGTCTATACATTAGACATTAGTGCGTTGTTAGCTGGAAGCAAATATCGTGGAGACTTTGAAGAAAGATTAAAGGCTGTGCTAAATGCTCTAGAAAAGAAAGGCAAAATTATTTTGTTTATTGACGAAGCACACATGATGAATGGCGCTGGAGCGGCAAGTCAAAATTCTAACGATATGGCTAACATGCTCAAACCTATTCTTACTAAAGGTGTTCTTAAATTAATTGCATCTACAACTTGGGAAGAATATCGCAAGTACTTTGAAAAGGATCGTGCGTTAATGCGTCGATTCCAGCGTGTTACTGTCGATGAACCTACAGCAGATGTTACCGTTAAGATTCTTAAAGGTGTTAAAAAATATTATGAAAAACATCATAATGTAAGAATTACAGATGCTGCTATTGACCAAGCTGTTAAATTATCTATCAAATATATGGCAGATAAAAAATTACCAGACAAGGCCATTGACATTATTGACTGTGCCGCTGCTCGTTATAAATTAAAAGATGATCCCGAAACTGAAGGCCTCGAACAGATTGTTGATCTTGAACAGGTTACATATGAACTCAGCAAAATGATTAACATGCCTTTAGAAACTGTTGCACAGAAAGAAAGTAAGAATCTTGCAGAGTTAGAAAAAGGCATGAAAGCTGCGGTGTATGGCCAAGACGGCGCTGTGGATACATTGCTTGATAAAATCTTTGTAAGTCAAGCAGGCATGAAGCATCCTAATAAACCAATTGGATCTTTCTTGTTCCTAGGTCCAACAGGTACTGGAAAAACTGAGACTGCTAAAGCACTTGCAGAACGTATGAGCATGGAGTTAGTACGCTTTGACATGGGCGAATATCAAGAGAAGCATAGTGTTGCTAGATTGATCGGAGCTCCTCCGGGCTATGTTGGCTATGAAGATAACGCAGGTCAGTTAATTACTAAACTTCAAGAACATCCTAATTCAGTATTATTATTAGACGAAGTTGAAAAAGCTCATCCAGATGTCATGAACATTCTTCTAGCATTTATGGACAACGGATTTATCACTGGTTCAAATGGCAAGCAAGCAGATGGTCGTAACACTATTTTGATTATGACATCGAATTTAGGTGCTAGAGATAACGAAAACAATACTATCGGATTCGGTGGATTAGACAAGGACGGCGAAGATGATAAAGCTGTTAAGAAATTCTTTGCTCCAGAGTTCCGCAATCGTCTAGACGGCATTGTTAAATTTAGCGGACTTAGTACTGAAACAGTTATACAAATTGTTAAGAAATTTGTCGGCGAACTTAATACTCAACTCAAAGATAAAGGTATTGACATCGTTCCAAATAATGATGCTGTTAATTGGTTAGCAGAAAAAGGCTATGATAAGAAGATGGGTGCTAGACCGCTAGCTAGATTAATTGACAACGAAGTTAAATCGCCACTCAGTCGTAGAGTGTTGTTTGGCGATCTAGTAGACGGCGGCAGGGTCGACATTACTGTTGTCGATGACAAATTAAACTTTGAAGTTAGTAAGATCTTATCTAAAGAAGAAAAGAAAGCATTAAAGAAAGAGATGGCGCTGATGGAAGAACAAAATGTTCAAGATCAAATACAGCAGTAGAAAATTCTATAACAAATGGATGTATAAGGCTACTGTATCTTTAAAAGGATGCGGTATCTTTAGAAATCATGGGTTCGATGATATTAAAGCGTTTTGTTCAGGTAAGGCCACTAGCCTATCATATTACGACCACGGGCATAGTACTAAAACCAATAGCGAATTAATTCTTAATATTGTAGATTTTTTAGAAGCTAACCCATCGATTGCATACGGAAAACGTATTCAAGGAAACTTCATCGACTTTTACACCAATGATGAAAATTTTTATAGAGATTTTTTAGAAACATTTGAGCCCTTAATACGGCATGGAGTCGAACCACTTCCTGGGCATGTAGATCGGATATTAAACTCGTCCGATGTGTTTGTTACAAAACTCCCACATAACAAGTATAAATTTAAAGTTTTTCTATTACCGCATAAAATGAAAAACAATAAAGATCAAAAACAACAGTTTATTGATTGGGTAACAACTCAAAGTCCTAGAATTTTAATGAGCAAGGCTGTAAAAACCTGGTTTATTAGAACTGAGTGGAATTGGGATCGACGATACATACTAGTAGAGGATGAACAAACTCTGTTCATGATGAAGTTACGTAGTGCCGAAGTTGTGGGCAAGACCCATGAGTATCAATTAGTCGATAAATAAGAGATGTCCAACGATACTATAGTTTTACTTTCAAACGAAAAAACAGAATCCCCTGATTCTTCCTTTTTATACAGCGAAAAACGCCCGGGTGCTGGGTATCATCGCCAACTAGACTGCGTACATACTGCGGTATATGACGTAAATGCATTTGTGGGTACTATTAAGCTACAGGCTACTTTAGAGTTAGATCCAGCAGAATCAGACTGGTTCGACATTACTAGTACGACTTTAGGTGCAGGTCGTGATAGTTCTTATTGGACTTTGGCACATCCTATTACATTTACCGGTAATTTTGTATGGATTCGTGCTGCTTACAACCTACAAAACGGCACTATTACCTCAATTTATTATAACTTCTAAGCATTACCAGCAGATAAATATAGTATGACCTTACGGAACATACTATGAGAGATATTATCACAAGACTAGACCTTACTCTTTTTGAAACTACACTTAATCCTGCAAATCCAAAAGCAGATTATGAAGCCAAAAGGAAAGCACTCTATGACCTCGAAGCAGATCCCGTTCTATTAAAAGAACCAGATCTCGTCAAAGCTGTACAACAACGCAAGTTAGATCTTGAAAAAGAAGCTAAATCCAAGGGTGTAAAATAATGGTAAAATTAGTCGAAATGTTCAGCGCAATAGGTGCTCCTAAAGCAGACAATCAAGATATCGATTGGCTCGACGATTTAAAATTCTTTATTGATCATAATCACGAGTTGCAAGTTAATAAAATTATTCCCGCCGTTCATAAACACAAAGAACACGCTGAGAACCCAAACGCTTATAAATTATATATGAAACCGTTAATGGACTGTGTTAACGAATATTGTGAAACATTTGATGTAGAAGATAAAGAAGAATGTTTTCCTGTAGGAAAAATTGAAGAGCTTGCTAGAAATATAGCATCTGTTCAAGAAAACTACATTAAAAATGAGCACTATAAGTAATATGAGATTATTAGAACTGTTTGAACAATCAGGAAAAACGGTAGCCGTTGCATTCGGTAGAATGAACCCGCCTACGATTGGTCATCAGAAAGTAGTTGAAGCTATATTAAAACAAAAAGCCGATGCTCATTTCTTATTCGTATCGAAAACTCATAAATCAACAGGTAAGAACCAGACAAGGTATGAAAACCCGTTACCATTTGATATTAAGCTAGGGTTTATTCAGCAGGCATTCCCTAATATAGATATTGGGGATACATCAGTAGGTACTGCAATTGGGATCCTTCAGAGTTTAGAAAAACAAGGGTTTGAGAACGTTATTTTTGTATGTGGCTCAGATCGTGTTCCTTCATTTACTGAATTGTTTAATAAACAAAACGGTGTTGATTATAATCTTAAATCAATTAAGATTGCATCTAGTGGTGCTAGAGATCCTGATGCAGAAGGCGCAGAAGGCATGAGTGCTAGTAAGATGCGAGCCGCAGCAATTGCAAATGATATTAAATTATTTAAGACGGGATTGCCAGCAGGGCTACAAGGCGATGCTGAACAAGTATTTTCAGCTGTTCGCCAAGGTCTCGAGCCTTGGATTGAAGAAAAAATTGCAGACGAAGGTTTCATGACTTTTTTAAAGGGCGAACCTCCTAAAAAGAAATGGGATGCTGCTAAAGACTCTAGAGTTGTTAGCAATAAGAAAGATAATGATGCATGGGTTAAACTTCTTCTAGATAAACATCGAAGAGGCATCGAAATAACTGATCGCGAATGGGATGCCTTAAAACAATGGAAATTAAAAAAATCTATGGAGAAAGAAGACATAGATGAACACATTGTCAAAGTGAAGGGCGGGTACGAATTAAAGAGCAAGCACGGCGATAAAAACTTAGGAAAATATCCTACTAAAGCTGGCGCAGAAAAACGTGAACGACAAGTTCAATACTTTAAACACGCAGGAAAATAAAAATGAAAGCAGAAGAATTTATTATAGAACATAAAAAAGGTCGCAGAGCTGTTAAGCATAATCCTAAACCTCGCAATCCAGTAGCTCATGCTTCACAAAGTGTTATCGGGGGATCTGCAAGCGGTGCCCATAAAGATAAAACAAAAGAAATTCCACGTCATGAAAAACATAAAACTGTAGCTGTTGTCGGTGAGGCTGGAGGATATCAACATGGATTTGCTGATCCTAAAGCACCGTCGCTTGGCTCACAAGATAGGCGAGAATTTAAACGTGCTGAGCTACAACACGAATTAGGCCACGAAAGAAACAATATTGCTGTTTCAATCAACGGTAAACTATGGAAAGTGTTTGCAGGTAAAGGTGCTGCTGACAGTTTTGAAGAACGTCAATACCTAAATCATATGCGTGGATGGGCGGAAAAGAAATCCTCTGCCACAGGCAAAAAATGGTCTGTTAGTTTAACTGGTGCAGAACCTACAACCTAACATGGACGAAATTAAAACACTACAACGTCTTGCTGGAATCAATGAATTCAAAGGCTACCAACCATTTGGTGGTAGCAACATAAGTATTACTGGTATGGAGAAGCAGCGTTTAGAAAAAGAACATAATATTAAACCTGGAACACCCGAGTGGTTTAAGCTGTGGTTTTCAAAGCCTTATCTAACAGGAGAAAAACCAATATGATAGCAGTTAGCCCTTCAGCAAAAATAAAAATACAAGATTTGTTGTCAGAAGAAAACAATCCCAAATTATCATTACGTACATTTGTACAAGGTGGTGGGTGTTCAGGATTCAGTTATGGTTTTACATTTGATGATGTAAAAAACGAAGACGATTTTGAAATTCCTTGCGGTGCATGGAACATACTAGTAGACAGTATGAGTATGCAATATCTACAAGGTGCAGAAATAGATTATAAAGAAGAGTTATCGGGATCACAATTTACTATCAAAAATCCCAATGCTCAATCAACATGCGGATGTGGGAGTTCATTCTCAGTATGAACCCGGATCAATATCCAGTATATCCAGAGGATGATGGCACCGATGCTAAAAGAAACCCTTATAGTCCTGTATAATGATATACTAGAAGGTCTTGCTCGCTTTGGTTGTGGGCTAGTTGGAATCCCTTATGAAAGCGAGTGAATTAAAACTTCCCGAAGGAACAAAAGTCTATGTTGATATGGATGGCGTTCTAGCGGATTTATTTAATCACGCAGGATCTGTAAACGATGTAGAGCATTACAATCAAATGACTCAGGCACAATGGGAAGAGTTTTTTAAAAATTCTAATGCTTACGAGTTGTTTAAAAATTTACCGGTATTTCCTACAGCAAATAAACTGCTACAAATGGTTGTTAATTATGCAGGCGGGTATAATATTTTAAGCAGTCCGTTAAATTTTGATAGAGCTGGCAGTATCAAAGGCAAACGTGAGTGGCTGTCAAAGCATATTAATGTTCCTGCAGATCAGATTATCTTTGAACATGAAAAATACAAATATGCTGTAAGTGCAGACGGTACTCCAAATGTATTAATCGACGACTACGGTGTAAACATTCGTAAATGGGCAGATGCTGGCGGCATTGCTATCAAATATCAAGCAGACGAAGACAGTCTACAAAAAGTATTCAAAGCCCTACAAGCGGCCAGCAAAGGCGAAGTAGACGAAGGCTGGAAGGACATTGCTGCCGCTGGTGCGCTGGCTACAGGCCTAGCATTTGGTGGAGCTGGAAATGCCGACGCCAAGTCTCAGCCAACAACGCAAAAACCCAGCGTTATACAACAAGTTAGCAAACAAGACATTGCAAAAAGTGTTACGAAAAATCCGCACGAAGTGTACTTGAGAAAGGCTGCAGAAAAAGCAGGTATCTCGGGTAATGAGCTTACCGCATTTTTATCACAATGTGCTCACGAAACTCTTGACTTTAAACACATGAAAGAGATAGGTGGTAGCTTAGATTTCCGCAAGTATGACCCCAAGTATGCTCCCAAGAAAGCAAAACAGTTAGGAAATAAACAAGTAGGTGATGGCGCAAAATACAAAGGTCGCGGATATATTCAGTTAACTGGCCGCGATAACTATAAAAAAGCAGGTGCTGCATTAGGCCTGCCCTTAGAAGCTAAACCAGAACTTGTTGAAAAACCAGAAGTTGCTGCCGAGGTAGCAGTATGGTATTGGCAGAATCGAGTAGCTCCTAAAGTTGATAGTTTTAAAGATAACAAAGCCGTAACTAAAACAATTAACCCCGGCATGAAGCATCTCGATCAACGAGCAGATAAGCTCAAATCATTCCAGGTAGCGATGAGATGAAATTCAGCGATATCACCAAGCAGTACAAGTTATTTGGTGCTAGAGTCAAGGTAAAAAACCCTGGTTACAGTCTACTGATCGATACTACAGTTACAGCTAAAAGTAAAGAAATGGCTAGAAGATTGCTAAAAGCACAATATGGCAAAGATTCTCTAATTAACAGCATTAAAGAAATCGAATAAATACATCATGAGAATAAATGAACTTTTTGAAGATGCAACAGCAGGGGCTACAAGCTCGGGTAATATCGGGACAGTAGTAAGTCCGCAGTTAGCCATTGGCAAAAAGAACATTGGTAAGAAAAGCTATACAGGATCTCCAGGAAAAAGCGGTACAAAAGCGCCAGCTGTTCCTAAAGCTACTCAGGCTAAAAATGCAGACGGAACTGCTAAAAACGCTTTAGATATGAAGAGCACCAACATATTTGGTGGCGGCTCTGCGATCAAAAGATAAATACAATATGCACCTAAAAACGCAAGGAAAATAAAATGGATTTCAAATCACTAGTTAGCAAAATTAACCAATTAAACGATCCTGTAGAACACGTACAGGCTCCAACATTGCCGCAAAGCATTCAACTTGACGAGAGAGCACAGATGCGTGTGTTAGCTGGTCAAACAACTATTCTTGCAGAAGCTAAGAAAAAAGCTGAAAAAGAAGAGAAAGAAGTTAAAGAAGAAATGAAAGTTGGCGATAAGAAAAACATCGCAACTGGCACAGTTGAAAAAACTAAAACAGGTATTGTTCATAAGAGCAACAAGGCCTACGGTGGCAGCGAAGAAAAAGCTGACGACGGCGATGACGAACCAAAAGCTAAGAAAGCTAAAAAAGCTAAAACAGAATCCATTGACGAAGCTAGCGATAAAAAGAAAGCTGCTCAGGACAAATTCAAAGCAATGATCGCTAAAAAGAAAGGCGAAAAGAAAGAAGAAGTTAAAGAAGGTTCTAAGCCAGATTTCTTAGACATGGATAAAGACGGTGACAAGAAAGAGCCAATGAAGAAGGCTGTTGCTGATAAGAAGAAAGGATCTGCTCCTAAGAAAGGTGTAAATCCGTTTGCCAAGAAAACTGAAAGTGCAATGATGCCAAAAGGTAAGAAGCGTCCAGTTAAAGAATCAGTTGAAGGTAAATTAACTTTCAAAGAAATGATCAAGTTGGTTCAGGAAAGTGGTGGACAGCAACAAATCGATCCAATTGATGCAGAATTATTTGCATGGGCTCAGCGTGTTGCTGCTGCTAAGTTCAATGAAGGTACTAAAGCTGAAGTATATGCTGGTCTAGTTTATGAAAGAATGGGTGGCGTATTTGAAATGTACGACGTTCTAGCAGAAACAAAATAATTTAACCAAATTAACTCAAAAGCCAGCAATTTAGGTTGACTGGCTTTTTTGTTGGCTATATAATAGTCATATAAGGAGATTTATCATATGGCTAAAATGTACGGTCCGGAAGAAAAAGCAAAACTAGAAAGACTAATCAACGAAGGTGGTAATGTACTTCGTGAAATCGAAGACCTCAATGAAGGCCTTAAAGAAACCGTTAAAGCAGTAGCAGAAGAACTCCAAATTAAACCAAGTTGGATTAATAAAGCAATTAAGATTGCACACAAAGACAACTGGAAAGACCATGAAGCCGAATGGGAAGAAATTGAAGGCATCTTGGGCGTTACCAAGCATCTACCTGAATGAATGAGATATTAAGTGGAACATTTAACTGGATCAGAGAAGATTACAAAAGCAATAAATTTCGTTTTTGTCTTGAGGTCCTTGCTTGGGCTATATCTGTTGGCTGTTCTGTCACTATGGCCATCACCGTGCCTTCTCCTCCCCTTCTTGCCTTGTACCCAGTTTGGATTACAGGTTGTGCTATATACGCTTGGTGTGCTTATAGTCGTCGTTCCTTTGGTATGTTGGCTAATTACATCTTGCTTACCACAATCGACGCATTCGGGCTTGTCCGAATGATAATTAATTAAATAAAGTATGAAGGTAGGCGAGGCCACAATCCGCAAGTTTGGTATTTGCAAGCCGTAAATTGCATAGGAGAAAAATTTGAGTTACGTAGACGCTTTCTATGATAGAGAGCAGGATATAATCAATGTTGTTGAGCGTGATAGTAACGGCAACCGAACATATAAAGAATATCCAGCTCGTCATATCTTTTATTACCATGACCCTAAAGGTAAATTCCTTTCAATCAAGGGCGATCCCCTTAGTCGTGTCACAAGCAAGAATGTTAAAGAACATCGCAAAGAACTTGCTATCCATTCCAATCGTAAATTATTCGAAAGCGAT